AAATAGTCGAACCTTTCCGTCCCACCATTTGTTTCTGTAGGCTGGCATGAATTGATGACCGGGAACTGTAAAAGTGAAGAAGTCTGACAACTCCCTCTTTATCGCCGGTTGAGCATCTACTCTCACATGCACATCATTTAGTTTAGAGATAATCAACGTATCATCCGGTACCGAAGTTTGTGAGCCTTCTCCAATCAATAGCATTCTTAATTTGGAAGTTCCTATTGTTTATTGCTTTTAGGATCTCCTCAAGAACACTCACGGTCTCTTCATAATAACTAATCTTTGTGTTCAGAGCGATCATTTCTCGGTCACCATCCACATAATTATCAACTTCATTTTTGAGAACGTGTTTACCCCACGGTTCTCTATTGATCTCTTTCAGATCTTCTGGATTATTTAGGTCACCACGATAGTATTCACTCAGCACACGTTTGAGCTGCTTATGCTTACCTTTGAGAGAACGCAAACGTACTCGCTCTTCAAAGAGAAGCTTAAGGTATTTAGCATGTAAAGATGGAATTCTTAATGCTTCAGAGTCTAACTCAACATCATCAAGTTTACTATCTTCACGCCACGATTCAATAATCTGTTCTATCTTCATAATGAGATTATATACTGTATTTCACTTATTGTAAACTGTTAATTTTATATCTTCTAAAAACAAAAGTTGCTGAAGCTTCTAGGTAGGTGACATCGGTGTCATTAGTTTTGAATTCTAATGTTGAGATATCGAGTGGTGCAATATTCTCAAAGACTACTTCTAGATTTGGATTTTGGCTACTGGTCATAATAATCAAAGATGCATCAGAATAGAATGATGTTCCTTGTCCATGAATCTGACCTCTTACAGTAGATGATGCAAATCTTTCTTGATTATCAACATGAGTAGAATCAAGTAGCCAGTTATGCAGTTCTCTATAGTTTTCCATGTCTTCATCAACAATGAAGCCTAAGGTAAGAGTTTCATAATTTAATCTACCACTTGGTACAACTAGACGATTGCCAAGCGGATTTGGTTGTTCAACGAATGTAGTACTTACTGCTGGTAAGCTTACAGTGTTAACAAAGTATTCTACATTTGGTAGTTTCTCAATTAAGAACCTAAACCCAAGTGGGGAGAGTGGATTCTTATTTTGTGTAGTGTTTAAAGCAGCCATTCTTTATCAACTCTCCTAATTGGTGACTTATCTCTATACGGCATATCAGATATATTTACCTCGGAAATAATTGCTTCAACATGGTCTTTCCAATAAAGCAAGAATTTTTGTATCCTTGGATGATCCGGCCGATGATCAATAGTCTGCCAGATAAATTCTTGTAGAACTGAGTTATAGTCTGGATTCCAGTATAATACTTGTACTGTAGCCAAGACCTTCCTGTCTAATAGTACTACCATGTACTATTTATAATGATTTATCAGTTAAAAAAAGGGGGAGCCCAAAGGCTCCCCCCAAGTTTTGCAACTTTATTTTTCTTATGATTACATAAGGTTCGTAACTTGTACGAAACGGTAGTAGATGTTCTTCTTTGCGAAGGCCACTGCACCGTCTGCTGCGGTTGTTGCGAATGGGTTAGCAACGATACCGTAGCGGGTTTTAAAGCCAATCTTTGGCTGGAAGGTATTTTCACCAACCGCACGGACCATTTGTAGAGGTACGTATGGGCAGTAGAAGAGGCCAGCATCGAATGCGCTAGAACCCTTGTAACCGATGGTGAAGTACTGCTTCCCAGATGCGCTTGAGAAGTAAGGATCAACATATACCTTGATGCGACCGTTAAGTACGCCAGCGAAGGTATTGCCGGTGTCATCAACCTGGAGGTTGTTAGCAAGAGCTGGAGTGTAATCCAGAACGCCTGCCATCTGAAGAGCAGAAGCTACATCAGAACCACAGATCATGACGTTACCTTTACCTCTACGAGTTGCCTTAGCAATTGCGTTGGCTTCTCTTTCGATCTGGAACATAAGGCCTTTAAAGCGCTCTGCCATCCAACGACCGTTAGAGTCTACGTCTAGGTTAAAGGTACCAGTAGATGCAACGTTATCGGTTGCGCCTGCTGTTGCGGTGTAGTTGATTGTACGAACAACTTCGCGGTTGATTTCAGCTAGGATCTCAGCAGAAAGGATGTTGCTGAGTTCGGTTTCAGCGTCAAGACCATGAATTGCTTTAAGGTCTTGTGCAAGTTCCATTGTGTACTCAGCCTTGAGTGCTCTTGAAACTGCAGTTACTGAAATCTTCTCGATGCTGAATGCCATCTCTTGGAATGCGTTGCCTGAGCCATCGCCAAGAGCTTCGGACTGAGCTGTGGTCATACCGGTTTCAACGGTGTAACCAGAACCAGAAGCACGAGCTGTAGGATCAGAACCAGTTGCAGCTGCGGCAGGTGATGTATCGATAGCACCGATAGAAGCGGTGTTACCAGATGCAGAAGCTGAATGTGAAGTGTTAGCTTCATTGAATAGAGCTTCAGCACCAGCCTGGTCGCTGTAACGTGGGCGCATTGCAAAGATAAGACCGGTTGGGCCTGTCATTGGCTGAACGCCGCAGACATCATATGCAATGAGGTTTGGCATTGAACGCCGAACCAGTGAAATTAGTACTGGGTCGAAGTTATCGATTGAACCTCCGGTTGCGTTGGTTGGAGCTGCTTCACCAAGTAGTGAAGGAGATCTGTACCCACCTGAACCGTAGTTGTCTTCTCTAGCAGCCTTTTCTTGGTTTTCAAGAAGGGTTGCTGTGACAGAGCGACGATGAGTATCCTTGATCTCAGGAAGGTCAGGATGCTCAAGGACTGGCTGCCACTTCTTTTGAATATCTTCAGAGATATACATTTTTTCTTTCTCCCTAGAGTATTTAATCAGCCTGTTTCATAGAATTATTTATAATCATGTTACTTTCTAACTGATCTAGAGATGGCTGTTAGATAATTAGCCATCGGGCCAGTCGTTTCCTCTTTAATCTCTTCGAGACCTGTAGGAACATCGTCATCATCGCTGATAACTTCACCCGCAGAATCAGTAGATTCAGCGAAATAGGTGTCCTTAATTACGCTAAGCTTTTCAGCAAAATCAGTTGCTGACTTAAACTCAACACCATCGGCAAGAGCTTCAAACTCTTCCTTCTGTGAGTCAGTTAGGTCTTTTGCTGACTGTTCAAAGACTGCTGACTTTTCAAGTTTCTTAGCGGAGGACTTGAGCTCGACGTTCTCTTCGGTTAGACCATTGATCTTACTTTCAAGTTCGTCAACTTTAGCAATGAGCTCATCAACTACGTCGACTTTATCCTCAGGGATATCGACATAGTGATCTTCAAATAGACCCTTAAGGCCTGTCATGAAGCTTTCTACCATTTGAACACGAACGCCGTGCTCAACTGCAAGCTTATTCTCTTCCATGAAGTTCTGAACAACATAGTCTAGATATTCGTCTAGCTTGTTGGTCATTTCTTCGATAGTTTGTTCTTTAATGGATGCCTCATCAGCTACAGCTTGAGCTTCTAGCTTTTCGAGGGTCTCATTGATTTTGGAAACTACAGCGGCTTCAAAGATTGTAGTTGCCTTAGACTTGAAGTCTTCTGAAAGTTCATCAGAGCCAAATAGAGCTTCGATGTCCTTTTCAAGGTCAACCTCTTCACGAGTAACCTTGCGAGATTCCTTCTTAACCTTAGGCTGTACTTCTTCTTCTTCCTCATCGCCGTGCATATTTTCGTCATGCATAGCAGACATGATTTTATCGTAAGAAGCTTGTAGCTGATCTTTTTTCTTACCATTCATGGCATCGACCATAGCTTGGATCATACCGGCTTTGGTCTTTGGCATGGCTGGAGCAGAATCAGTTTCTTTGACTTCCTTCTTTGCACTAGCCTCTTGAATCTCATCAGCGGCTTCGTCCATTGAAGGAGTGTCTAGAACTTCATCTACGATGTCGAGTTCTTTATCAGACATTTGGTATCTCCTTGCATTTAGATACTTTTAATTGTATCGATCTTCTCATAGATTATTTATAAATCAAAGACTTTTAATAAATCGCTCAAAGATTTGAAGCTTTTTCATCTTTAAGTCTTGTTTTGGAGTTTCTTGAATCTCTTTTTTAGCTGCTTCAAGCTGTTGAGCCTTCCACATACCATTTTCAAAGATCCATTCTACGCCCTCCATAATTCCTTCAACAAAAGCTTCAGGGGCTGAAGGATCCGCCACAATGTCGGCGGCTGTAGCTAATTGGAAGTCAGATTGTACTTCTTGGAAGCCGTTCTTATCTTTAAGAGTGCCCATACCCCGTGAGGATACTCCAAGGGTTGCACCTTCCTTCATTAGACTCTTAACAATAGTTCCCATTGGTGTTTCCATGATTTTGGCTCTACCAATGATATTATTGCCTTCTTGCTTAAGAGAGGTAATCATATGTGATACTCTCTCAAGATTGATTGTCGGGCCTTGTGGATGACCAAGTTCTCCATAAGCCCTGTTCTTATTTACGTACTCTTTGACGTATCTATTTGTTTCTTTTGCAAGGGTCTCAATAGGATAGACTCTGCCATTGCGATTCTTAATGGCACCCTGCATAAAAATACCTTCGATATAGTAATCCTTAGTGCCATCTTCTTTGGCTTCAGAGATTACTTGAATATCTTCATTGATTTCTGCAAATAGTCTCATTAGTCGCCAGTCCTCGCTATCTTGGTGGCATATAGCTCAGCACTGCCAGCAACAGTATCTGTTGGCTTTTTGCTAATTACAACTGAAGTGCCACTGTTAATGAATACCTGTGCTTGACTAGCTCCACCATAATCACCACCACCATTTACAACTGAAACTGTATTGGCTACAGTGATTGTATGATCTGTTGATCCAGAGTTTACAATATAAACAGAACTAGCTAAATAAACGTTACTAGCAGAACCAAGAGTTACTGTGTTTGACATAGGACGCATTTTTTAGTCCTCCAAACCTTGAATAAAGTTTGCGACACTTTCAAAACTCTTTTTGTTCTTAAGAGCGGTGTTAATCAGACCAACTCTATTTTCAAGATGAAGATCTTCGTTTACAGTATTCCAAATAACAGCTAGATCTTCGGAGACTTCAACTTCGTCTCCATCTTCTAACTGAATAAAACCTTCTTTTACTTTTTCTGGATTTAGATCGCCTTGCTTCTTATCGCCTTTGCGAGGTTGAGGAGCAGCCTGTGTAAAATCCTTATATGTCTTAAGTGGAGCCTTTTCACCGTCTTTAACAGCTTCACCATCGGGTGTAGTTGCACCAGTATGTACAGTGTCATCAGCTGTTGGATGAGGCTTTACTTCGACATTATGTGCGTTGGCAAAGTCTTCTTCGCCTTTTGCCCGAGGCTTTTCGACCTCAGCAATTATATCTTTAAACTTCCGCATTCTCTGCCTCCGTCGGTTCTGGAGCATTCTCTACAGCTGTCTCATCATTATTAAGCCAGCTCGATGCCATCGTCTTTTGCATAATATTGATTTGATCACTTACCTTTGATAGCAAAACGTTATTTACAGTATCCTGAAAATCAGAAGGTTTTCCTGCAAAAAGGCTTTGAAGTGCTGTTTTAAGTTCACTCATTTTTAATCTCCTAAACTATTTATAATCTAAAAACATTACGAGTAATTTCTAGTTGGTCTACCAAGTAAAATAGATCCACTTGCTTGGACATAATATGGTATAATATCCTTCCGACTGGCTGTAGTGGACAAAGTAATACCTCCTCCATCTGCCGTCTCGTAATCAGTACCAACTGAACATGTTCTGCTACCAGTACCATCTTGAATGAAGACGATTACACCACTTTGTCCAGCAGCTTCTGTGCTTGGATTTGCTAGTGTGATATTACCATTTAGAGTAATCACAAAGTTTTGATAACTTGCAAAATCTAATGTTACAGAACCAGAAGTTGTTGCAGTATAAGTTGAAGATAGATATCTATTAGCATCTACAGAGCCATTGACTTCCAAAGCAGAGTTGGGAGCTGTCACGCCAATACCGACATTGCCGCTGCTGAGGATACGCATACGTTCTACGTTATTAGTGGCAACACGCCAATCTGTGTTGTTGCGGTTCCAGTTCTGCGTGATCCCCGATGACGCAATGCCAACGTCGAAACCAGTAGTGTAGCCGGTTGTAGTAAA